ACCCTGCACTGCGCAGGTCCATGCCGATGCGGCGTAGCCGATATTGTGGCCGGCGTCGGCGGCAGTCTGTACGTAAGACAGGCCGGTGGCGCCGGAAATGTTCGCACCGTCGCGGGTCCAGTTGCCGGCAGTGACCGAGTAGCCCGCGGCCGGAGTAAACGTCAGGGTCTGGTTGACCTTGAAATCTCCGCTGATGGTACCGATAGGGCCGCTGCCGACGGTGGCGCCGCCGAGGACGGCCTCCTGCACGGTCGCAGCAATCGAGCCAGCCGAGCAGGTGACCAGCACCTTCTGCGTATCAGCGTACGGCCCGATAGCAGCCAGAGCGCCGGCGCCGACGGCCCAGGACTTGGACGAATTCCGGCCGCCCAGGACCGGGTCGAGCAGATAGGCGGCGCCAGCGGTGCCGGCGGCGCCGGTCAGGACCAGCGCCTTACCTTCCGGCAGATGGATCAGCTCCGGGCCAGCGCCGGGCTTGATCGTGATGGTATTGGACATGTGCTATCTCGCGAGCGGTGTTTGAACTGCCCGCGATCGGCGGGCGGGAATGGTGCGGCGGCGTTACTTCTTCTCGCCGTCACCGGCGGCGGTCGACTTCTTCGACGAGGCCTTGTCGGCACCAGTCTTTTCGACGGCTTGCTTTTCGGCGGCCAGGCGCTCGGCTTCCGCCTGGGCGGCCTGCTCGCGTGCCAGGACAGCCTGTTCGCGCTCAGCCAGCTCGTGCTCCCTGCGGTCCAGCGCTTGTTCGAGGCGGTCCAGGTCCTCGCGGCGGGCCAGCAGGTTGTCGCGTGCTTCGACCAGTTCTGCCATCGATGGCAGGTTGGTGGATGCGCCACCTTGGACGGCCACCGGTAGGGACTCGCCGTCGAGCAGTTCGTGCTTCGATTGGTCGAAGTCGCTGGCGTTGATGGTGATGTGGCCGTGCGGATTGTCCGCGGTGACATCGGCCTTGATTTTCACGGTGTCGAGTTGCATGTTTTCTCCAGATCACCGGAGGGCGAACCCTCCGGAAGGTTGGTTGCCTACTGGCAGGCGATTAACCCAGCAGCAGGGCGATGTGGCGAGGCGCCAGCGACTTGGTGCCCCATGCCAGACCCACCTCGTACTTGATTTGGCGGTACATCTTGTACATCGCGATCTGGAAGACGATGCCGCTGACCGGGTCCTGCATCTCGATCACGTCTTCGGCCATGTCGATCGGCTTGCCGTCCGGGCCGACAGGCATTGCCGGCGCGCGGGTGATCAGTTGGATGGCGTTGCGATCGAAAGCGACGTTGGCGGTGTACGAATTGCTGATCGTCATCGCAGTGGCCGCGCCAGGGATGGCTTGGCGTAGTCCCGGCTCGGCCAGGGTGATGGTGCCCGGAGCGGTGTTGCCCACCGCGACCACGTACTTGTTGGCGTCGCCAGCGAACTGCACCACGTCGCCCACCAGGGTGGTCCCGGTACCGGTGATCAGGTTGATGACGGTGGCGCCGATGGCGTAGCCGGCCGTATCGGTGGTGTAGCTCGCGCCGGTGCCCTTCAGGTGAGTCTGGATCTGGCCGGATTCGTGCGGGAAGAAGCCATCCACCGGCAGCGCGATCGAGCCGGTACGCAGCAGGACATCGGAGCCGGCTTCATTCACCTTGAACAGGCCCGCCTGCTTACCGCGCAGATTTGCTGCGGCGGCGGTGTTCATCACCATGTGCAGATCGCTCTGCGGCGCGCCGTTGTCGATCAGGATCTTGCGGGTCTGGGCGAAGTCCGACAGGTCGGCGGCGGTGCCGAATGGCGTGGTGCCAGGGGTGCCATAAGCACGCGAGCCCAGGATGGCGGTGTTGGCCAGGTCGGTCTCGACGGCATTCGACAGGGTGCGGAACGCTTGTGCGAACTGGTTCAGCAGGATGCCATGGTAGGTTCCGGCGTTGTTCATGCCCTTCTGTTCTTCGCCGTTCCACAGGACCTCGTAGGCTTTCGATTTCGAGATGGTCATGCTGACCGGCAGGATCTGCTGGCCGCCGCTGTTCTGCGCAGTGGCGCCGGGAGTGATGTCGATCAGGCCGCCCTGTTGGGTCACAGGGATGGTGATGGTCTCGTTCAGAGCCGCTTGCTCGCCGCTCGCGTTCTTGGCGACGGCCGGGATAAAGCCCACCGACTCGCGCGACACGGTATCCAGCGCCTGATACAGCGTCGGCACCAGGCCGTTCAGGGTATTCGCGCCCAAGATCATGCCGGTGTCGGCCATGTAGTTCCAGACGTGGGCGTGAAGGATCTCGCCGAAGGCCTTGCCGTACAGCTCGACCCGCGCAGCGACATGTTGGCCATGGCCGGTGGCGTTGGCGAACAGATTCAACACAGGAGCCAGCGCCAGGGCGATAACGGCCGCCAGCGCCCAGATAATCATCTTCATGGGGTTGCCTTTCAGTTGGTGTTTGGAGGAATTCACAGACAGGCCATCCAGCCCAAAGCACCGACTTGCCCATCCAGGCGCCGGCAAAGGTATTGCGGTGATGCAGAAACGAAAACGCCCGCTGTCAGCGGGCGTCGAAACAGATTGATGTGCTTGATCAGTCTACGATCACAGCGCCGTCCTTCATGGCGGCTGCGCGCGCCTGATGGTCCAGGGCATTGAACTGAGTGCGGCTCAGCTCTTTCTTGCCGCTAGCGCCGGCCTTGCCACCAGTGGCGCCGCTGCCGGAAGCGCCGCTGCCCTTCAGGATCATGTCCTTGTTCGAGTATTGGCTGACCATCACCTGGATAGCTTCTTCGAAATCAGCGTGGCTGCCGTGATTCGTGGCAGAGAAGAGCGGATTGCCGCTCTGGTCCAGCGCCATCAGTTTGCCGCCATCGACTTTAAAGCGGTCGCCGAAGACCTTCTGTGCGATGTCGGCCGGGATGGCCAGCTTGTCGGCGATGAACTTCGAACCACCGAAGGCGCCGCCGATGATGTGGTTGTTCAGGTCGGAGGTCAGCTTAGCGTTCTGCTCGGTGAGCGCCTTTTCCTTCTCGGCGGCAGCGCGGGTGGCGTTGGCCACTGCCTCCTGGGCCGACTTGGCGGCGGCGTCTTTGATTTCCTGCACCTGGGCGGCGGTCTTCAGTTCGCCGGCGCCCAGATTCTTGATGGTTTCCAGTGCTTTCAGCGCTGCAGCCGGATCCTCGATGCCTTCGAAGCCCTTCAGCCGCGATTCGGCGGCTTCCTTGGCCTCGCGGTGCGCTTTTGCTTCACCGTTCAGGCGCGAGATCGACGCGACGGTCGAATCAGGATCGAAGACGGATTCGGCACCGTCCTTGTTCACGAAGATCGGCAGCTTCTTTTCGGCATCCATCGCAATGGTGCCGTCGGCATTGAATTTGAATGGCATGGTGGGTCTTTCCGGGCATCCGCCCTGCTGATGGCCTTCCGGCCGGTGCGCCGCATCGCGTCCGCTAGCGGCAATGAAAAAGGCCACCGGGTTGCCCAGGTGGCCTTGGAATAAATTTTGGAATATTTCAGGGTCTACTTCGGTGCCTTGATGCGGCGCAGTCTGAAGTGCGCCGGCTCCAGGCCCTGCGCTACCAGTTCGACCGCGTTCGGCGTGTCACCATCCTGCAGCTTAAACTTCGCACTGCCGAACCCCAAATCGGCCAGCCGCTCCAGCTCAACGATCAGACCATCGATGGTCAGATCGGGCGGCAGCGGCGGGGTCAGCAGCGATTTGGGGTCGAAGCTCATTTCTTCAGCCTTGGGTCGTCCGGCAGCAAAACATCGCGGCAGTCGCCGTCATAGAAGCAAACCAGATCATCGTCAGTGAGGTCTTCCTCGCGCTTCCAGACGCGGTGCTTTCCCACCTGGACGACAACGCAGTCCTTATAGCCTTCCGGCGGGAACATCCGAGCGAAGGCCTCGTCAACCGACGTGCCCTTGCTTCGTAGAATGTCTGCCTCTGCCATCAGGATGCTTCCCGTGTGTATTTCAGTTTAAAAGCCTTCGCGACCATGACCCAGAATTGGTGATCGATCTCGGCTTGCGCATACTGGGCGGTCAATTCGCCAGCCTCGATCATAACATCGATCTTGTTCTGTATCGCCGGCCCAAACTGGGCCTTGGCCTCGTCCAACTGGGCTCGCGTCGGCCAGCCCTCAGGCGCCGTCATGATGTAGCGCATCGTCGGGCCGACTGCCCGCAATTCGCCAATGTCGTAGCGCGCTGCCTGCCGCACGTCGGCCAGGGAGAGCGTGCCGTTCCCCGGATGGTTGTGCGTGAACAGGTTGCCGGCCATCTGGTTGAAGTCCGCGCGCGTGAACGCGACGCTGTCGGCCACGCCCTGCCGCGACACCAGCATGCGGCCGTCGGGGGCGAAAACGGCACCCGTTTCCTGGCTGTCCCGGCGAATCCGATCCTCCAGCTTCACTGCCGCAGCGCGCGCCGGCGTCGACGTGTCGGGCGCCACGCGCTTATAGCCGGGGTCGTAGATCGTGAATTCACCCTTCGGCTGGCGGAAGTCCTTCTCGTACTTTGCGCGCAACTGTTCGAGCCGCAGCGGCTGGCCGCCCATATCAACCAGGTCGCGCGGCGCCAGCTTCCCGGCGCGGAACAGCTCTGCCCTGCCCTTGCCCAGCACCTCGTCCTGATAGTCGGCGCCGCGCTGCTTCAGATACTCGGCAAAGGTCGTCTTGGCCGAAATCGGGCCGGGTGCCGAGGCGCGCTGGCCAGGGTCTGGCTCGTCCATGTCGATGCCCATCTCGCGCAGCGTCTTCATGATCGCCACTTCCGAGCTTCGACAGTTCCAGTGCCGCGGCACGCCGCCGTTGTACGGCAGATCGTTGCCGTTGATCGGGTTCAGGTCGTGGTCCCACTGGGCGCCGCTGTAGGCGATGCAGGTCAGGCTGGTGTGGCTGTCCAGCGTGCTGACCTGCATGATGCCGACAGTGATGTCCGCATTCAGCTTGAGCGTCTCGCGGCGCGCGGCAGCGGCGACGGTCGCCATGCTGGTCTGCACCACGGCCGCGGCGTTCTTGCGCGCCAGCGGCATGACGCCCGGCGCGCCAGGCTCGATCTGTATGCCCGGCGGAGCCTTGGCGGTTGGCCCAGCCTGCACCACCTTGGCATCGGCGCCGACCACTCGCCGGATGATCTGGGCGTTCGTCTCGCCCTGGGCAGCGCCGAGGCGAATCTCGTTCGCGATCTTGAACTGCGTGTCCTGCGACTGGCGCAGCCACCAGTTCTTGGCTGGCGATCCTTGAATCAGCACATCGCCGGCCAGCTTGCGCAGGTAATTGTCAGTCGGCAGCGCTATCCCGGCGCGTACTTCGGCAGCAGCGTTGCCGGCGACCTGCTTCAGCACATCGCTCAGCGCCTTGCGCACGCCCTGGGCCTCCACTTCGGCAATGCCATGCAGGTCGACCTGCAACTGCGCACGCCCATAATAGTCCGCGATCAGCGCATTGGACTGGCGCAGGAGTTCGGCTTTGGCTGCCTTGTTCATCGCCGACAGCTCGTCGGCGTTCGATAGTAGGCTGACCAGATCGCGCTGCAGTGAGACCAGAAGCGCGATCACGCGCGCCCGCACCTCCGCCTCGACGCGCAGCATGTCGACGCCGTGACCGAGCAGCGCCTCGATCAGCCACTGGGTAAGTTCGCTCATTCTGCATTCGGATCGGCGTTCGGATCGACCCTATCCACCAGGGTGGTCTGCGGCATGCCGATGGTGAACGCCGGCGGCTCCTGCTCGATGCGGGCCTGCACGTCTTCCCAAATCAAATCGGGATTGATGATGCCGTAGCGGCGCATCTCGTTGAATGCATCCTGCTTCGAGATGAGCTGGTTGTTCACAAGCTGAACCAGCGACAGCACGAACGGCGCCGCGGCAGCCAGGATCGAGTCATCCGAGAAGTCGTCGAAGATGTCGATCTGGCCGTTGTATTCCATGCCGACCCACTCGTGCATCAGGGCCAGCGCGTTATCCAGCGAGTCTTCAAGCGCTTCAACCATGCGCTTCAACTGGGACTTGGCCTCGCCGTCCTCGATCTTATTCTGGGTGGCCGTGGTGCTTACCTGGGATTCGACCAGCAGTTCGGCGCCCATGGCGCGCATCTGGTCTTCCAGGTCCTTCAGCGAGTCGCGGCCGGCATTGATCGCAGCGCCCGTGTGTTCAACGTATTTTGCCTCGCCACCCACCGGCAGGCGCAGATACGACTTCCCACCGATCTGCACTTTGTAATCGTCGTCCACCCCGGTTATTGCCAACAGCGGGACGCGCGCGGTGTGCAGCAGCGAGTCCTGGTCGCTCGACGACTGCCAGTGCTTGATGTTCAAGTCGGCCATGTCCAGCAGTGGCGGCGTGGCGGTCATGAACCCGGTGCACTTGGTGTAGTACGTCACCAGCGGCACCTTGCCCAGCGAGACGGTGCCGGATTCGAACAGGCGCCACTCTGCGGCGGCCTGGCCGGCGCCCTGGTCCGCAGACTGGCGATAGGTTTCCCAGGTCGTCGGCGTGAGCACGCGGATCTGCTGTATGAGCCTGGTGCCGAACTGGCCATCATCCTCTTCGACCGACTCCATGAACCGCAGCATCGTCAAGACGGCAACGCCGTCAGCGCCACGCTCGGTGCGCCAGCCCAGCACCTGCTGCGGCGTGACGTGAACGAGGTATGGCCGCACGCCAGAGGCCTGCTCCGCCGCCTTGGTGGCGTACAGCGCACGGCCGTCCTTATCGACCGTGCTCGGCATGTCGACCAGGATGTGGGTCATGCCGTAGGCCAGGCCGGCCAGCAGGATCGAGTGTGCAAACACCGTCAGGTTGTTGCCGCTCAAGTCGATATTCTCGATCCACTCTTCTGCGACCTGGTCCAGATCACGCGCCGAGGTCGGCTCCGCGAACGGCTTCGCGGCCATGTTCTCCAGAGTACGGGCCAGCGCGTTGTACAGGGTGCTGGTCTTGCGGCGGAATTCGTACGCGTCCATGCTCTCGGCCGGGAATCGCGGCAGGTATTTCTCCGCCGCGGCGCGCATGGTCTTCGTGCCGCCGATCAGAGCGTCGATCTTGGCCCAATCGTCCGCCATGGCCATGACTGCCGGCGAAATGTCGTTGACCTTAGTGGACATAGGTTCCTTGCTTATAACATCAGTTCGCCCGACTGCGCAGCGCGTCGCACGATCGGGAACCGCTTGACAATGAAGTAGCCGTTGGCATCGTTCGGGTGGTCATGCCCAGTTTTTTTGTCTGGCTGCCCGTCGGCGCCCCACACCTGCTGCTCCAGTGCCTCCGTCGTCGTCGGGCACAGGTCTGTGTTGATCTTCCACCGGCGCACGCCGTCGGCGTTCAAGATCATTGCGTTGTAGGCATTGATCCGGTCTTTGACCGCAGGGTTGGCGGGGTTGACCTCAATCTGGAAGCCAGCCTGCCGCAATATCGAAAGGTCAGACTCACTGGCATTCTTGCTCGTTGTGTTCGCGCCGGACGCGTCCGGGTAGATTTTGATCTGGTGCCCCTTGTCCTTGAAGTCTTCCTTCAGGATCCGCGCCATCGCCGGCGTATCGCGCACCTTGACCCGTTCGGCCAACGTCAGCGGCAAGCCCTCGCGAACCACGCTGATGCAGGCCGTCATGTTGTTGACGTTGAAGTCCATGCCAACCTGCAGCGGCTCACCGGGCAGAATGATCGACGTGGTGCGATTCAACGCGCGGTCGAAGTCCGGATACACGCTGCCGCTGGCCAGGTTGGTGAACTGGCCGCGCAGGTACGCGTTTATCAACTGCGGCGGGTAGCTCGCAAGCAGCGATGGAATGTAATCCGCCGGCAGGTTCAGCTCGTTGTCAAACGTGCTGGCCTGGATCAGGCCGTACAGCGGCGCCAGATCAGGCTTATCGCGCACCGCCTTGACGAACTGCTGATATACGAACTTGAAACCTTCGGGCGTCGTCGTGACGTCGATGCCGTTCAACAGGCCAGGGATGTTGTAACGCATCCTGGCGATGATCTTGCGCCACGCCGTCTGCGCCTTCAGGAGCGGCATC